CCAAATAGAAAGACAATGTAAAATGTTAAGAGAAATGGACCCGAAAGTTATTGACAACTTATTGAGTAATGGTCATGACTGGGCTGATGACCATTTTACAGAAGCAAAATCTTTAATTGACCAAGTTTTTGATTTTATAATGAATGAAGTTAAAGGTCACAAAACCGATAAAGAACCTGTGACTGCTGATATGGATAGTTTCAGTTTGAATGAAGAAGAGGAAATTGATGAAAGTAAGAATTGTCCTACAGACCCTGCGAAATGGGCCGCTTCAAAAGCAGCTGCAAAAGCTAAGTTTGATGTTTATCCATCAGCATATGCAAATGGTTGGGCAGCTAAAAACTATAAATCAAAAGGTGGTGGATGGAGAAAATGTAAGAAATAATATGAAAATTATTGTATCTAAGGAAGATAAAGAATACATCAACGAATGTCTTGAATCAGGTGAGGTTTTAAAAGAAGACCTTAGAAGATGGTTTAAAGAAAAGTGGGTAGATGTGAGTAGAAAAGTAAAAGGAAAACACCCTCCTTGTGGTAGAAAAGATGCTGATGGTAAAGCATATCCTAAATGTCGTCCATCAAAAAAAGTTTCTAAAGAAACACCAAAAACCGCTTCTTCATATAGTAAGAAAGAAAAAAAAGCAATGACATCACAAAAAAGAAGAGCGGAAAAAAAAGACCCAAAAGTAGGTAAAGGAAATAAACCTACTATGACTCATTTTGATGAACAGTTAAAACATAAAAATATGATTATAACAATAACTGAAGAACAATTCAAAAGATTGTTCGAAAATAATGAAGAGACTCCTGTGTTAATTTATGAAGATGAAGATGGTTCAGTTCAAAACACGAATTTTGAATCAACAAACTTACTAAATGAAGCTGAATACCAAGGACGTAAAGTTCAATTAGGTAAAATCATGCAGGGAGATGTAAAGAAATTTAAAGTTTATGTTAAAAACGATAAAGGTAAAGTTGTTAAAGTAAACTTTGGTTTTGGTGGTAAATCCGCTAAAGGTAAAAGAATGGTTATTAAAAAGAATAACCCAAAAAGAAGAAAATCATTTAGAGCAAGACATAACTGTGATAATCCAGGACCACGTTGGAAACCAAGATATTGGGCTTGTAGAACTTGGTAATTAATAATATATTACCTCAACCCCACATTCAAGGAGGAGTTGGAGAGATTTCTTTTGAGATTCATCCCACTTCTCCTTATTTTTTGTGGTACATACCTCTTTACAATAAACAGTTCTTATCCCACTATTAACGATACCTCTCGCACAATCCATACAAGGTAATCCTGATGTTAGATAAATCTTTGAGTTTTTTAACGGAGTACCGACTCTTGCAGCATTATAAATCGCATTACGTTCGGCGTGTTCAAACCAAAAGTACTTTTCAGGTCTTTCCTGACGTTCTTGTTTAGAATCATCCATTCCTCTCGGAAATGAATTATAACCCGTAGAAAGTACCTCATTATCGTCCCCAACGATAACCGCACCTATTTGTGTGGATTGATCCTTAGATTTAAGTTTAACTTGTTCCGCAATTCCTAAAAAATATTCGTTCCAATTCATATTACATTAATTTTTGGGGTGACCAATACCAAACCCTATCATCAGAATATCTACCGATAATTCTTCCTTCTTTTTTTTCTAGTATTTTACTTATTTGTAATAAATGGTCTCTATTATTTATGTCAATTCCTATCATGTAACCTCCATTATCTTTTTGATATAGGGTCTCCTTTAAGGGTTCAATATATTTCCCCTCATCATATAGTTTTAACATTTTAACCATCTCATCCTTCTTCATCTTACATTCAATACCTCTTTCTAGTATTAGTTTTTGAAGGACATCTTGTCTTAATTTACTATAATCAACCTCATTCATGGTTCAAATATACAAATAATTTTGAAATATAACAAAAATAAAAAAACCCCCGATTTCTCGAGGGTTCTTTTTATTGATAATGATTAAGATTATCTTAATGTATCTAAACCGAATGAAGCCAATCCATGTACATCGATTACACCGAAGTAACGGTTATTAACCATTTTCTTCGCGTATCTTGTCATGATACCTTTGATTGGAGTCATGTTGAACGGATTGTACATTGTAGGAGTTAATTGTAATGGCACATATGGTGCGTATACATAACCTGCATCTAACAAAGACTTACCTTTATGACCAATCAATACTTTACCTGCTGGGAAGTAAGGATCACGATACACTTGGTAACGACCAGCTAATGTACCGATTTTCTCAATACCCATGTTGTATTGATCTTGCTCAGGATGAGCGTTAGAAACGTGGAAATATTCTAAATCATCGAATACTGCAGAAACTTCTGAAGATACAACGATCCAGTTAGCACCACCTCTTAATGTAGTCTTATGGATTTGAGCTGAAACTTGGTTAATCTTAGTGATTAAAGTTTGGTTCCAGTCTTTTTGAGTGTAACCTGCGAAAGCAACACCACCGTTACCATATTTCCACTCATTGTAATCCCACTTAGCTTTCCATGCTGCACCTTTACGTAAGTCACGTAAGATTTCACGGTCAACTTCAGCTGCGATTTGCTCAGACAATAAAGCTGTTAATTCAGCTTCAGCGTCGATGTTGTGGAATGCACTAACGTCTTGTGCTAATTCTGGAGACCAGCTAGCTCTTAATTTTCTTTCAGTTACAGAAACTGTTACAGATTCTAAATCGAAAGAAACTTCACCGATTTGATCTTCAAATTCTAAGTTAGCGTAAGTTCTCCAAGTAGCTCTGAATTCAGAAGCTGTTAATGTAGAACCTGTAACTGTATAATCAGAAAATCCTGCAGTTGCATCATACTTTTGTAAATCAACTTGTACATAAATTACACCGTCAGCATCACAAATATCGTAATAACCACCTGTGTTTGTACCAGCACCATATGCTTTAGCACCATATTCTACGATACCCTTACCGTACTTTTGAGTAACGATATTGATAGGTAAATTAGCAGTTGCGTCAACACCTAAGAAAGCTTGTAAGTTAGCGTCAGTTGTAACAACTTGTAAAGAAGCTAAGAATTCTTCAGAATCCATTTCATGACCGTTAGGTCCGATTAATTTACCAGCACCACCTGCAGTGAAACCTGATAAAGCTAATACGATATAAGATTTAGTAACACCTGTAGCTACTGAAGCTGCAGTTGTAACTGTACCGTTAGAGAAAGTTGCAATACCGATAGAAGTACCTGTTACAACTTCGAAAGAACCTTTTGAGTAATCAAAAAGACCTTGTCATACAAACTTTTTGCAGTTGATGGGTAACCTGAAGTTGCATCATTGTTACCTGTTACACCGTTAGGTCCAGAATATGGACTATAGTGACCATTTCCGTCTCTTTCTTGAATTTTAGGTACGAAGTAGAACAATTTACCGATTGGTAAGTTCATAGCTTGTACAGAAACGATATCGTTTGCTAATAATTTAGAGAACACACGACGAATGATAGGGAATACCACAGTCTCGAAAGAACCAGAAGCATCAGAAACTGCAGCTTCGTTGATTAAATAAGACGCTTGGTTTTCATACAATTGCGCGATGTTATCTTTTTGGTGACCGTCTAATCCTTCTAAGAATCCTAAGTCATCCCATTTTTTGATGGTATCTTCTTTGATAACACGTAAATGTTTTAATCCGATGTTACCAACCATACCTGATTCTAATAATGCTCCCATTTTAAAATATTGGTTTTAATTTTTATTTATTATTTTATTTTACTCATCATCTCCTTAATTCTTCTGAATTGAGGGTTCTCATATGCTTTAGACTCAGCTAAAACTTCAGTAGAAGAAGAAGTTGTTGGAGTGTTAGAGATTTTTTCGGCTACAGTTTCGGTTACAGTTGTTTTAGTACCTAATTCACCTTTTATTGTTTCGAATAAATTTTTAGATTCATTCATAGTAGAAACTGAATCAAATCTCTTTAAAATGTTCAATTTCTCTTGTTTTGTTGTTGTATGTTCAGTAAATAAACGAGTAGCGTAAGCTAAGTTTGCATTAAACACTGCAACTTCATTTAATTTTTCTTTGAAAAGAACTAAAGCTTTCTTGTACTCGGCATTTTGCTTTTTCAAGTTTTCTACTTCTTCGTTCATCTCATGACGACCTGCTTTGAACTTTTTACCTTGATTAGCTGGAACTCTAACATCGTTAGCGAAAGTACGAGAAGCTTCAGTTGCTTCAACTTCTTTAGGTTCTTCTTCTGTTTCACCTTCATTAGCTTCAACTTCTTTTTCTTCTTCCTCTTCTTCGTCCATTTCGATTTCGTAGATAGTTTCTTCTTCCATAGATTCCTCTTCTTTAGATTCTTCTTTTTCTTCAGATACTTCTTCTTCCATGTTCCAATCTTCATCAACTTCAGACTCTTCACCATCTAATTTGATGATATATTCGTCGTCAGCTGTTTCAAGTTCAACATTGTTTCCGTCTTTTTTAACTACAATACCATCTTCTGGTTTCATAGCCTTGAACACTTTCAATACTTCTTCATCAGAAGCACCTGTCATGTCCATAACGTCTTCATCATCCATACCCATGTCGTCAGAAGGTAATTCTAATGAATCTTCAGAATCCATAGATTCATCATCCATTGATTCTTCGTCACCCATTTCGTCATCACCACCAACTTCAGAATCTAATGATTCAATGTCTTTGCTTGGTTCGTTATCGAGGTCGCTTTCATCTTCAGACTCATCATCAGCTTCTTCATCATCAGCTGGTTGTTCTGACATATCTTTTTCTTCCTCTTCTTTAGGTTCCATAGCTTCTTCTTCAGTTGCTACTTCTTCCTCTTCTTCCAATGATTCTTTTAGCAAATCTTTAAGTTCTTCCTTCATAGTTGAAGCAAGTATACCTTTTGCATTTTGCTTTACTGCTTCTTCAAGATTCTGTACTTGAAGTAACGCTTGTTCTAAAATAGATTTTTCAGTCATTGTGAAAATTTATTGTTTTTATTATATATAAATACACGAGATTTAACAAAAACTCGGTTTTTTAATATTCCAGCCCTTATAATTTTATTATTTCGATAAAAATTTATCTAACCCTCCCATTAATTTTACCATTCTATCATCCAATGACGGTCTCTTTTCTTCAGATTCTTGGTATTGTTCTCTTTCTGAAGGGTCAGAGAAAACATACGCTCCAGGTGTAGATGGTGAAGAAACTAAATCGAAACAAACCAATTCAAAATCATCTTGAACTATGTTTTGTCCTTTAACATTTTTAAGTGACCCCACACCACGTGAAGAAATACCTAATGTTGCACCGTTCATTAATAACATAGCAGCTTGATCACCCTTAGTTGATACAATACCCATTTTTCTCCAACCTGGAGAAGTGAATAATTTTATCTTACCCATAAGGATTTTACCATCCCACCAAGTTTCAAGAATTGAGTGTGATACTCTGTCTAAGTCGATGAGTGAAGAAGATGGGTGGTTTAATTCATTTAATGCACCACCCTTTTTAATAAGTGTTTGATATTTTTCATTCTCCCTTTTTAATAGAACCTCAGGATATATTCTTCCGTTCTTATTAGGAGTATCATATTTTTGTAAAACGGCATAAAGAATTAAATCTTGTGAAAAATCCATTTCCTTCGCCTCTCTAATGATTTGTTTGTTTTCATCTGGAGATACATGTCCAGCATCATATTCAATTAAAATACCGTGTCCAGTATCTTTAGGTCCTAATATCTTCATCTATAGATTTTATTACTATAAATACATCGATATCCCTATTATTTTTTGGATTTATTAAAATTAAACAGTTTTTTATCGTTTAAACCACCGTCAATAATTGATGTTAAAATATTTTTAACATTATTTTTTATTTCTTTTGATTTAACATCGAATTGTTTATTGACATATAGAGTAACCTCCATATTCATAAAAGACCTTTTTTCTAATTTGATACCTTTCGTCCTAATATCCAAATCAACAATTGATTGTTCTTTAAAAAGAGGATTTTTTAAATTATAAACAATTTCTTTAACTCTACGACGTGATTTATGTATCGTATCATCAAAATTGTCTGTTTCATTCTCAGGTTGTAACCATGAATTGAATTTCAAATATACAGTTTTAAGATTTCTAAAATCTACGGTACCATAACCGATTTTTACATCATTGTATGTCCCTAAAGGGATATACTTACCAGTTTTCATTAATTTTTCATATTATAATAATTTTATGGTGTAATTAAAAAATACAAAAAATAAATTAAAATTCCAAAAAAAATTTTATATATTTGCAATATACTTATATAATATGATAATAATTGATTTAAACAACGAAAAAAGTATTGAATCTGCTTTAAGAACTTACAAACAAAAAGTTCAAAAAACAAAACAAATTCAAAAACTAAGAGAAAGACAAGAATTTGTAAAACCTTCAGTTAAGAAAAGAACCGAACGTTTAAAAGCAATTTATGTACAACAAATAAAAAATGGTCTTAATTAAGACCATTTTTTAATTCTGATAATCTGAAATAATTATATCTCGAAGGTGACATTTCATTCACCTCTTTTTTTACACTATCTAATTTATTTTTTAATTCTAAATCATTAGATTCAATTAATAAACTATCAACTTTAGTTAAAATTGATTCTTGTAATTCACTAGTTTTAGTAATTAAATCTTCGTAAGAAATTGATAATATATTTTTTAATTCTTCTTTTTGTGATTCCGATAAAGTATTAGAATATAATACATTAAAATTATTTGCTAATACCGCATTCAATAAAGTTTCATTAGGAACTATAGTAATATCTTTATTTTCCGCGATTTCTCTTTTAGTGGTTAAATGTTCCACTAATTTCTTTTTTGCGATAACTTTCTTTTCAATATTTGATAATGTATCTTTTTCTGATAAAACATCTAAAGACTCATACAATTCATTAGGTTCAATTTCAACATCGTTTAATTTACTTTGTAAAGATTCACAAATCATATTTAATTTGTCTAAATTTCCCATTTGTTGACTAAAGTATGTACTTAAACCTTCAACATATAATTTTGCAATTTCTTTATCTTCGATATATTTGTTTTCAATTTCTTCATAAAACAAATACATTTCTTTGAAATCTTTATTTTCTTTAATTGTTTTTAAAATATCTTTCATCTCACTTTTATCTTCTTTCTTGTAAGATTCAGTAAGTTTATTTATTATTTTAGTTTTTAAGGTACCGAAATTATTCATTTTTAGTCGTTTAATATATCCTTTAATTTATTTTCTATTTCATAAATATTACGTTGAGCTTTATCCATATCGAATAAATCGTTAAACTCAAGTTTTTCTTCACCCAACATACCTAATATTTTTGATTTTTTAGATTTTGATTCACTTAAGGGTTCTCCTCCTCCTTCAGCCGGTGGTGCTGGTGGTGCTCCACCTCCTCCTAAATCCATTCCTCCCGTATCACCTCCACCTTCAGCCGTAGCCGCTTGCATTGCCTTTTCTCTCTCTTCTTCAGGTATTCCGTATTTTTTATCAACTTCATCAAACACACCTGAACGTTTAATAATATTTTGTGTATTAGTTAATTCAAAACCTAACGCACGTTCTAAACGTTGTTGTTGTAAATCTAACAATACATCACTATCACTCATACCAAGAATATTTTTCTTAGCCCATGTGTGTGACACTGGTAAGATACCCATTTGAGATTGGTCAGATGTTGCGTCCTTATATAATGTGATTTTTTCTTTCCATTGTTCAATACGTAATAAATCAGATTGTGCAGATGGATTTGTTAATGATAATGTAAAATTATTTAATTCATCTTCCATACCTGTTAGGTACAAATGAATTAATGCAATTTTATTTAATTCTTGAATTAATGATTTTTGAATTCTATTAATGGTTCTCGCAAAACGAATATCCATTAACGCCAAACTCTTACCTTCACCAACAACTTCCTCAAATCCTAAAAACG